CGCGGCGGCCGTCGCCAGCCAGCGAACGGTGATGGGCCAGCTGCGCACGCTGCGCGAATCGGTGATGTTCCGCGAGGACGGCCGCACCCTGGCGAAGATCGGGCCGAGCGCCGCCGGCGCCATGGTCCGCACCATGCTCAACGAGAATTTTCCCGAGCTCGAGCCCGATATGCTGCGCGTGGTGGGCGATCCGGCGGCCTGGTCGGCGAGCGATCGCGAGGATAGCGAACTCGACTGGATCCGGCCCTTCCAGAAGGCTCTGGGCTACAAGGTCAACCGGGCGAAAACGAACAAGGCGCAGCTGCGCAACGAGGCGATCTGGCGGGCGCAGGCCGAGCGCGACGGCTATGCGGTCGACGAAAGCTGCAAGAACCTGATCCGGGGTCACCTTGGCGGCTATCGCTACCGCAAAGCGGAAATGACCGATGGCGAGACGCGCGGTCACCTCGAGATCGCCGACACCATCTTCACCCACGTTTGCGATGCCGAGCAATATGCCGCCGTCGAGGGCGAGCACGTGATCTCGGACATTCGCGGCTTCGCTCGGCAACGCGGCCCGATCATCAACGACAGCGATTTCGACGTTTTTTCAGGAGGATATTGAGATGGCTAAGCTGGTGAATGCGCTCACCTTCGGGGTGGCTGGATTGCTGTTCGGGGGGAACAAGAAACCGGCGCCGGCGGCGCAGCCCCTGCCGGTGGCGACGCGCGATGACGCGGCCGCGGCGACGGCGGCCGACGACGAGCTGCGCCGGCGCAAGGGCGGGGCGGCCGATATCATCAACGGGACCAGAGGGGCGGAGGCCGGCGTCGGCTCGGTCGGCAAGCTGGTGGTCGGAAACTGACGTCTCGACGTGAACCTAGGAAGGAATTGGAAATGGATGATACCGGAAATGATGCCGATATGTCGGCAAAAGACGCCACACATAGTATCACGAGTGACGATCAGGCGGCTGTAAAGCGGGCTTTTTCGCGCTTGGGCATCGAAATCGACGATGTCGGCAATTCGGACAGCGGAGCGTTCATCGCGGCGCTCAATGATGTCGCCGACAGGCTCGACAAGGTTGGGGAACTCGAGGCCGAAAACGCCAAGCTCACGGCCGCCGCCGAGAAGGTCAAGACGGCGCCGAAGGCCAGCACGCCCAGAACGGCGCAGAGCCTGCGCAAGGTCGGTCCGCCGAAGGTGAAGGCGGGCGAGGATGATCCCCTGGTGACGGCGGACGTGCTGCTCGAGCTGATCGGGGCGGCCGATACGGTCGAGATCGCGTTCTCCGATGGCCGCAGCGAGATCGCGGGGCTGTCGGCGCTCGAGATCTCGGGCGATGCCTGGAAAAAGACCGTTGCCGGGCTGATGCTGGTCGGCGTCGACGTGCTGGTGCACGGCCCCGGCCATGCCCAGGCGTCGTACCCGCTGCACGGCTACGGCCTGCTGATCAACGGCAAGCAGGTCGCCTATTCGGCGCGGCCCGAAGTGCTGAACATCGGCGCCGGGCAGCAGGTAAACCTGTCGGGCGATATCGTTTTCTGATCCCTCACCTCCCCGCCGGCCAAGTCTGGTCGGCGGGGCCTTTTCCCATTTCACCAGGATGATCGGCATGGACGACAAAATTCAGGACGAAGATCTGGCCAAGGCCGATATCCGCGACCATGAGCGCCGGCTCTCCGAGCGTGCGCCGTGGGAAAGCACCTGGCGCGCGATCGACGAGCGTTTTCCCGACGCGGCCGGCGGTTTCAACCAGATGAGCCCCGGCGCGATCCGCGGGCAGCAGAATTTCGACGTGACGCACGTCAATTCGAACGAGCGTTTCGCCGCGGCCGGCGTGGCGATCACGACGCCGCAGGAAAGGGACTACATCAAGCCGCGCTTCTCGGCCGAGCTGATGAAGATCCGCGAGGTGAAGCTGTGGTGCGAACAGGCCGGCTCCCGGCTCTACGATATCCGCTATGCGGCGCGCGCCGGCTTTGGGATCTCGGTCAATGAGGATTGGGACCAGCTCGGCCGCTATGGCACGTCGGCTGTGTGGACCGACCGCAAGGAAGACGGCACGAGCCTGTTCTACCGGGCGATCCATCTTTCCGAGATCACGATCGACGTCGACGAGGCCAACCTGGTCGACACGGTCGACCGGAAATATACGCGCACCGCGCGCCAGCTCGAGGCGTTCTTCGGCCGCGACGGCCTGACCCCCAAGATGCTCGAGGCGCTCGGCACGCCGGGCAAGGAGCATACCGAATTCGAGATCCTGCACGTCGTCTGTCCGAACCGGAGCTGGGATCGCGACAAGTTCGACTGGCGGGCCTTCCCGATCGCCTCGCGCTACCTGGCGGTAGGCGAGAAGCTCTATCTGCGGCGCAAGGGCTACCACACGATGCCGATCTCGGTTTCGCGGCACCTGACCAGCCCCGGCGAGAAGTACGGCCGATCGCCGGGCATCAAGATGCTGCCGACGATCAACGGCCTCAACGCGATGAAGCACACGGCGCTGAGGGCCGGGCACAAGGCGACCGATCCGGCGCTGCTGTTCTACAATGAGGACAATATCACCCGGCTTGCGTCGAAGCCGGGCGGGATGAACCCCGGCCTGGTCAATGAGGCGGGCAATCCACTGGTCGCCCGGATGCCCGGCGGCGAGAACGGCATCCCCTATGCGCTCGAGATGATGCAGGCTGAGCAGCAGGACATCAAAACCGCTTTCCTCGAGGAATTCTACAAGATCCTGACCGATCCCAATTCGCGGATGACGACGACGGAAGTGCTCGAGGTGATGTCGAAACAGGGCATCCTCGTGCGCCCCTATGCGAGCCGGTACGAAACCGAGAAGCAAAACCCGCAGTCGCAGCGCGAGCTCGACCTTGCCCTGCGTTGGGGCCAGCTCCCGCCGTTCCCGCCCGAAGTGCTCGAGGCCGGCGCCTGGCCGGTGATCGACTATGACAACATGCTGGCGGCGATGGCGAAGGCCGAGTCGACTGGCAAGGGGCTGCGCTTCCTCGAGTTGCTCGCGCCAATCGCGCAGAGCAAGCCCGATGTCTACGATTGGGTCGATGAGGACGAAATGGTTCCCGGCCTGGCCGACAACATCGGCGTGCCGGCGAGCTGGGTGCGCGACAAGAAGGGCGTGGCGGCGATCCGCGCGAACCGGGCCGAGCAGCAGCAGGACGCGGTCGATACGGAGCAGCTGGCGCAGGGTGCCGGTGCCTTCCTCGACGTGGCCAAGGCCAATCAGATCTCGCAGGCGGCCTAGCGATGGCAGTCTCCGCAGAAAACCGGCTCCGCTTCCGTGCGATCATGATCGCGCGCGAGGTCAAGGCGCTGTTTTGCCTCATGCCGGAGATCATGGGGCTGCGCCGGCCGCGTTGGCTGTGGCGCTGGCTGTTTCTCGGGACGGACGGCAAACCGCACCGCGCGGGGGAGATCGTGCTGGCCGACCTGCGCCGTTCGGCCGGGCTCGATCGCCCCTCGATCTTCGATCGTGATCCCGTCGTCATGGCCTTTCGCGAGGGGCAGCGCGTCATGGCGATGCGGATCTTCAATTATCTCAACCTGGACGAAACCGACGTCCGCAAACTGATGGAGCTCGACGATGGACTTTGATGGCGGGAATGGCGGCGGTGCCGCTGGTGGGGATGGCGGCGCTGGCGGCCAGGGCGGCGGTGCCAGCGTGGCGGATCTGCTCGGCGCGGCGGCCGGAGCGGCCGGCGGCGGCGGTGAAGGCGGGCAGGGCGGCGGTGCGGCCGGCGGTGAGGGCGGCGGCGCGGCCGGCGCTGAGGGCGGCGCGGGCGGTGATGGCGGCGCGGCCGGCGATCCCGACTGGTTCGACCAGGTCTCGGCCGATGTCGGTGAGGGCGAGAAGGCGAGCTTGCGCGATTGGTTGAAAGCCACGGGGGTCAAGGATCTGACCGGCCTGGCCAAGATCGCGCGGGATAACCAGGCGGCATTGCGCGAGAGCGGCCGGGTCAAAGTCCCCGGCGAAGGGGCGAGCGAAGCCGAGATCAAGGCCTATCACGCGGCGATCGGCGTGCCTGCAGACGCCAAGGGCTACCAGCTGGCGGAGATCAAGGACGGCGAGGGCAATCCGGTGCCGCTGAACACACCGCTGCTCGATCGACTTGCCGGCGCCGCGCTCAAGGCCGGCGTGCCCAAGGCGGCCTATGAGGCCCTGGTCGGCGATTTCGTGCAGTCGCAGCTCGAGGAAATCGGCGCTCAAGACGCCGAGCAGAACGCAGCGGCGGCGAAGAAGGTCAAGGAATGGGGCAGCGAGGCCCATGCCAAGACGGCGGCGATGCAGGCCGGGCTCGATGCGCTCGGCTTCAACAAGCCCGAAATGCTGGCGGTCCGCCAGGCGCTCGGCGCCGCGCGCGCCATGGATATTTTCGCCCGGCTTGGCGAGGGCGTCGCCGAGGACGTCATGCTGCGGGGCGACAAGGGCGCTGGCCAGCGGTTTGGTATCAGCGGCGCCGATGCGCAAAAACAGATCAGCGAAATGCAGGCCGACAAGGCGACGGTCGACAAGATCATGGTGCCGGGCAGCGCCGAGAACCTGCGTTACGAGCGGCTGAACG